AGCAGCGATGGGAGCTTAAATGGCAGGTGAAGTCCCACCGTTAAATGTAGAGATTCTTGTTCAGCTTGCTAATCTGACTACAGCTGTTACCCAAGCCACCGAGGGCATGGCAAAAATTGGCGATGCTGCCAAGGCGCAGGAAAGCAAGTTTTCTTCATTAAAGACAGTCATGGCTGGAGTCTTTGGTGGCAACCTTTTGACTCAGGGAATGCAGGTTGTTGAGGATGGGCTGCGGGATGCTATCAAAGCAATCCAAGACACACAGGTAGCGACCGAGCGTTTATCTACCGCGCTTAATAACGCAAAACAAAACACGGCTGCTAACCGCGAAGAAATCCAGAAAACATCGGACAAGATGTCCACACTTGGTTTCTCTACCGCGCAAACAGAGTCGGCCTATGGCACTTTAATCACAGCAACAGGATCCGCAACAGAGTCCACAAAGCTGATGAGCATGGCTGCCGACCTTGCGCGATACAAGCACGAGGATTTGGCAACCGCTGCAGCTACCTTGGCCCGAGGAACAACGGGCTCAGCTAAAGCGTTCCGCGAGCTGGGCATCACGCTTGATACATCTCTGCCTAAAAATCAGGCAATCGCCAAGGCGTTCGATGAGTTAAATGGAAAAATCGGCGGGCAGGCTGTCGGATATACGCACACATTTGCCGGCGAGATGGAAGTCTTAAAGGCTAAGTTTGATGACATAGCAGTCAAGGTCGGCGCTGTTGTTATGCCAATTCTGACAAAATTCTTGGAGATTATTACCAAGTTTATTATTCCGGCCATCACGGACATCATCAAATACATGACCTACTGGGAGCGCCAGCTCATCAGCTTGTGGAATACACACGAGGGATTCCGCAAAGTAGTCGTTGATGTTCTTAAAGTTGTTGTTGAAGGGTTTGGCTATCTCCTCGGAGCGATTGCAAAAGTTATTGACACCGTGGCAAAGATTCCTGTCCTCGGCGCTCCTTTTAAGGCAATGGGCAAAAGCGTTGATGAAGCAGCTGTATCTGTCGGCAAGTTTGGCCAAGGGTTAGATGACCTTGCCAACAAAAAGATTTCTATTGGTGGCAAGTCTTTAGCGGATCAGCTCTCAACGGCTGGGGTTTCGAGCGCTGGCGGAGATACAGGAGTTGCCGGTCAAGTAGCTGGCGGAGATGTTAGCAAAGCCGCAGTAGCCGCAGCCAAGAAATCTGCCGCTGCCGTTATTACTGAAATAAAGAAACAAACCACAGAGTTGATGAACGAGCAAAAGCAAGTCAAGTCTATCTACGACCAAATGAATGTGGACTTGCGCGATTATCAGACACAATACGAAAAGTTGGTTCAGACTCACAACGATGCAATAGCCAAGGCAAACCTGACTTTTAATCAGGCACAGGCTGCAGCACAACAGACTTTAGATCAGGCCAACCTCGCGGCAGCTGCGGCGAACAATGACGCTATCGCCAAACTGCAGCAAGATGCCGCAGACAAGCAACTGGCTATTGTTCAACAATCAGAGGCCCTGCTCACCAATGAATTTGCAAATGTCACGAAGATAGACCTTGGCAAGTCATTTTTCAGCTCGGGAACAACTAGCGGCCTCATTGACTCATTTCAGAGCCAGCTAAACGCCATGAAAACCCTTGCCACTGATGCTTCCAAGCTCGCCGGCCTAGGATATTCGCAGAACTTCATTCAGCAAGTTGTCGCGCAGGGCCCGCTCATGGGTGACCAAATGGCTCAGACTCTCATCAACGCTCAGCCCGGAACAACAGAGCAGATTCAGAACTTATTTGCACAGGTGCAGGATGCTTCGACAACAGGATTGAACGGTCTCGCGGATCAGATGAATCAAGGCGGCAATCTGGCAACTCAGGCTCTCATTGACCAATACAACAAAGTCACTACAGACCTTAACGCTTCGATGGCAACCCAAGCCGATGCTTTCAACGATGTTCTTGCTAAAAACAAGCTGGCTTACAACGACTCCGTGGCCAAGGCTCAGCAAACCCTGCAGGATTCGCTCGCGGCATCGCAACAGGCTTTTGACCAAGCAGCCACGGCGCTTCATGACTCCACCATTACGAAGCTAAACGATTTGCAGACCAAGCTTGAAGCGGTTGCAGCTTCCATGGCCGCGGTCAATGGCACGGGCGTTTCGATGAGCAGCATGGCGCTCGCCGGCTCTGTTGCAACGCCTTATCTTTCAGGATCGGCGGCCTTGCCAACGACCGCATCAAGCGGCCCTGCGGTTGCTTACACGCAGAACAACTACATCTCGACCCCTGTTTCAGCGAGTGACATCGCATCGGCTACCTATGGCGCTCTCACCTATGGAGTGGCTCAGGGAATCGCCTCAAAACTTAACGCAGGGAAGGCTGGATAATGGCTACCGTTACCTCGCTTAATTACTACTCCTTTGCCTTTAATGGCTTTGTCTTCGGCGGAGCTAACTCGCCTTATCAAATCCTCTCTGTTGATGGGCTTGAATCGCTGCCCAATATCCGCAATCAGGATGACAACAGAGGCTATGCAGACGGTATGTTCACGGGCAACGATTTTCTTTCAGGCCGCACGGTGACCATCACCATCAACACCTTCGCAAGCACTGGCTATTCAGCTCAGGCTAACTTCAACTTATTACAGGCCGCACTCTTGCCTCAGACCAGCGGCACGACCCCGCTTCAATTCCAGCTCTCTGCCGCCGGCGGTTTGCAACGCCTGAATGCTCGCGTTCGCACAAACAAGACCGTTGTTGATCCGAATTACACCTACGGCTACATTACTTCGCAATACACATTCTTTTGCGCCGACCCTCGTTATTACGATGACACGCTACAGACTGCAACCCTCGCCGTTGGTAACCCTCTGGGCCGTCAATATAACCGCACCTACAACCTCTCCTATGGCGGCGGCTCCTCGACCCTTACAACGACCGTCAATAACGCAGGATGGGCAACCACATACCCTGTCATAACCCTCAACGGCCCTATCACCAACCCGACCCTTGGTAATAACACGCAAGGCACTTACATTACGATTCAAGGAACTTACGCAAACACCGACACCATCGTCATTGACCTAGATCAGAAACTCATCACCCTCAACGGAAGCCCTGCCCGCAATTTGATTAACGGCGGCTCAAACTGGTTCTCTGCTCCACCGGGTAATAACTCTTTCTTCCTATCTGGAACAGGTACACTTATCGGCACTACGGCTGCGACCATTACTTGGCGCAACGCGTACATCTAAGGAGAAGCAATGGCATTACGCACACCCCCAAGTTGGCTGCAAAATGGAAGCCATCCTGCGGAAAACGACCGCCTAACTACCCAGACAATCTGGAAAACCTCTGGAATTATTAACTCGACCGATTTAGCCGTTACTCAAAACTCTCCTGCCGGTATGTCCGTTCTTGTCGCTTCTGGCTGGGCTGCAATCGTTGGAACAACGCAGTCCAACATGGGCACATACATGGCCTATAACGATGCCACGACAACCCTCACCGTTTCCACCGCTAACCCATCGAACCCACGCATTGACATCGTGGTCGTGACCGTCAATGATGCTTACTACACAGGATCGCTGAACAATGTCACTTTTCAGGTAATCGCGGGAACCCCTGCCGCTTCTCCGGTAGCTCCTTCGACTCCCGCTAACTCGCTTCTCCTCGCAACTATCGCAGTAGGCGCGGGCGTTACTTCTATCGTTACCGCAAATATCACTGATAACCGCGTAAAGGCTACTTCGCCTATCGGAGTATCTACTAACTACGCCGTAACCGGACTACTCGAAACCGCCTATATCGCGGGTTCGGCTATCGCAAGCTCTCAGAATATAGATATAGCTACCTCGACCTCGTGGTGGTTTACTACCTCTGCTACGGCTAACTTCACCCTAAATTTCCGAGGAAACTCCTTGACTACCCTTAACTCGATTCTTGCTACGGGGCAGACCGTGACCGTAGTCGTAGCTAATACGAACGGATCTACGGGCTATTACCCTACGGCTTTTACTATTGACGGTTCTTCGGTTAGCCCTAAGTGGCAAGGCGGAACGGCTCCTAGCACCGGAGACGCTTCGGCTATTGACGCCTATGTATTTACTATCCTAAAGACCGCTTCGGCTACTTATACGGTTATTGCCTCCGCTACGAAATTCGCGTAAGGTCGGTATATGTCCCCGTTAATTACTACTAAAGCGAGCGCTTCCGCACAGGGATACGGTCTATTCGCGCCCGGCTCCATCATTGTTGATTATCTTGTGATTGCTGGTGGTGGTGGCGGTGGTGATGGCGGCGGCGGTGGAGCTGGCGGTTTACGCTCAACAGTAGGAGCAACTGGTGGCGGTGGAACATTAGAATCCTCACTATCTCTTGCACCGGGAACTGCATATTCAGTAGTGGTCGGCGCTGGTGGAGCTGGATACACTGGAAATGGTAGCAATTCCAGTTTCTCTTCAATCACTTCCATTGGTGGCGGTAAAGGTTCTTACACACCAGTTTCTTATAACGGATCTGCCGGTGGCTCTGGCGGTGGCGGTTATTCTGGCGGAACTGGTGGCGCGGGAACAGCAAACCAAGGTTTTGCTGGTGGAAATGGTAATGGAATTACTGCTGGTGGCCCAGGTGGCGGTGGCGCTGGTGCTGTTGGTCAGCCTACGGCTACGGGTGCAACTGGCGGTTCAGGTGGTGCAGGTGTTGCAATATCCGCTTTTGCTTCAGCAACAGGAACTGGTGTAAGTAATTATTACGCTGGCGGCGGTGGCGGTGCAGGAAATACAACTGGCGGTTCTGGTGGTTCTGGTGGCGGCGGTAACGGCGGCGCTGCTCCTTCATATACAGGAACTTCAGGAATAGCAAACACTGGTGGCGGCGGCGGTTGCACTGGCGGTACTGGTGGATCTGGATTAGTTATTCTTCGATATATTGGATCAAGCGCAAGGGCGACTGGTGGAACGATTATCATTTCTGGTGGATATGTTTATCACAAGTTCACCAGCACTGGTTCATTCACCTTCCAAACATAAAAGGGGATTACATGAAAAAAGTTCAAGAATCAAAGGTTTATACATTTTCAGTTGATATGGTTATTCAAGTTTTTGCCGAAGATGAATTACAGGCTCAAAATAAAGTCGATCAAGAAGGTGGCTACATTACCACTCGCATCACCGAGCTTTTGAGTGTAGTAAAAATCCCAAACTCAAAGGATAAAAAATAATGGCACATTTTGCTGAAATTGATGAAAACAACATTGTGACTCGCGTTCTTGTTGTTGATGATTTATACGAAGCGGACGGTCAAAACTATCTCGCTAACGAGTTAGGTCTTAGCGGTACTTGGATTAAGACTAGCTATAACACTCTTGGCGGCGTTCATATTAACGGCGGTACTCCGCTAAATAAGAATTACGCAGGTATCGGATACTCATGGGACGGCACGGGTTTCTTCGCGCCGCAACCCTTTCCTTCGTGGAAATTAAATAAGGAAAGCTACCTCTGGGAAGCACCAACGCCAATCCCTACAGACGGTAAACGTTACGAGTGGGACGAAACTAATAAGGCGTGGGAAGAAGTCGCCTCTAAAGTAGAATAAGCTAATGGCCACCTCGTATCGTTACCTCTTAGCGGATCTAGTCACCAATCAGGTTTTAGCTGAGCTTCCGCTAACGGGGGTCAATTTCGGTCAACAATTAAACGCCGCGGGCACAATGACGGCGCACTTGCTGGTCTCTGGCGTGAATACCGCTGGGCTGAATGTCCTCAACGGCTCGATTCCGGGGCGCACGGCGATTTATGTGGATCGCAACGGCATCTTGGTCTGGGGCGGCGTTCTATGGCAGCGAGAGTATGGCTCAACAGACCAGAGCATCAAGCTCACGGCCCGCGAGTTTCTTTCCTATTTTGAGCGCCGGCGCATCACAACAGGCTCAGGAACGGCCTACGGCGCATTGGCGTACACGGGCATTGACCAGCTGCAGATTGCGCAATCGCTCATCTCTAACGCACAGAGCGCGCCGTCTGGAAACATCGGCCTGCTCTACAACCAAGACCCGCTCTCAACTAGCACATCGGGTATCACGCTGTCTCGGGTTTATTACAACTACGAAGTAAAGACGGTTTTCAACGCCGTTTCGGATTTATCTAAACAAACAAATGGCTTCGACTTTGAGATTTCTGTCTATTATGACGGCGGCGGCAATCCTGCCAAATCCTTTAATACTTACTATCCGCGCGCAGGCGTTATGTATAGCGCGACAAACTCTAATGCTCCCGTGTTCGAGCTGGGCGGCAACATTTCAGAGTACACATATCTTGAAGATGGCTCAAAGGCCGTCAATCAAATCTACGCGCTGGGCGCTGGCTCAAACGAAGGCAAGCTCATCAGCATCGCCAACAGCGCTTCCAAGCTCTCCTCTGGCTGGGCGTTGCTGGAGGATCAGTCCAACTATTCTGACATTACCGACCCCACCGTTCTCTCGGGCCTTGCCACGGGCCAAATCAACGCCGTTTCTTATCCTCCGATTACCCTCAAAGTTGTTGCTCCTCCGTATGTAAATCCAACATTCGGCACTTATGAAGTGGGAGATGAGGTTCGCGTTCGCATCACTGACGCGTTCTTCCCGTCAGGCTACGATGCCATCTTCCGCATTATCGGACTATCCGTTGCGCCCGGCGAGGATGGCCCTGAAAGAATTACGCTGACCCTCACGACAGGAACTTACTAATGGGATACATCAACCACGCACCTGACATCCGTGAAATTATTGAGGACTTAAAAGCACGCCTGCGTAAGTTAGAAACAGCACAACGGTTCACCGCGCCTAGCGTGACCGCTGATCCAACGAACCCTCGCATCGGTGACATCTGGCTTAATACAACTTCTAACATTCTAAAGACCGTAGATAAAAACGGTACAATTAGAACAATCAACTGGACATAACAACTCATCCGTAAGGTGCAACTATGGTATTTTGGAACAACGCCTCGACCGTTAGTAACGCAATCTGGGCTATCTTGGAAAGTCTGGTAATAATCGGCGCACCTTTGTTTTGGCTAAACCGTAATTTTAAGAAAATGGATAAGCGCTTATCGCGCATTGAATACCAGCTATACGAAAACGGCGGCGGGTCTATGAAAGACCAGCTGAACCGACAAGATGCCGCACTGCATGAGTTGCAGATAAATCAGGCAGTTATTAAGACCAAGTTGGAAATTTGATGGATGCTCATGACCAAGTGGTTACGAATAGTTACATTGTTCATTACCCGCCGCACGAGCCGCGCGAAAGCGACCCGAATTACAAAGATTTTAACGCTTACCGCAACGCCACAAAAGATACGGCTCAATGCTCAGTCGGAAGCCATCGAGCCGATTTCTCCGATTGCGCTGGAGGACTAGAGCTTCATCACGCACACATTGAATTTAGCCTGCAAAACGGCGTGGACTTGAAATGGCTAGAAGCTGATTATCCCGGAGTTTCTAACCCCGATGAAGTCGGAAAGTGGATAGAATCAGCGGAGAACCTGCTATGGCTCTGCGAAAAACACCACCGAGGGGTCGGGGGCATTCATCACGCCACCGCGAGTGATTTCGAGGCCGAAAAGTATGTTCGCAACCTAATCGGAAAGAAGGATGCACATGGCAAAACTAAATCTTAAAATCACCGCAAAAGAAAAGGCGTTAGGCGAGCACTATATCTACGGCATCATCGCCGCGGGATACGGTGCGTATCAACTTGATCCGCACGCTTCCGTCAAGAAGCTCGTTACCGAGGCGCTAGTCGCAGGATTGCTCGCGCCTATTTTGGCTCGTATCAACCCTAAGTCTTTGGTCAATACCATTGTTGCAACGACAGGAGCGCCGGAAACTATCGTTGCGCCTGCCGTGAACGCGGCGATTGCCGAGGCCGATAAGGTCGTGAAGGCCGATACCGCTAAATAGTAAAATGAAATCAGACCCCGCTCCTTGTGGGCGGGGTTTCTGACTTTCGGGGGATAAATGTCTACTGGTCTTGATGTTCTCAATGTGGCACGAAGCCAGATTGGATTTCACGCGGGCGCGCAGGAAGAAAACCCCTATGGGATTTGGTACGGAATCCCTAACGCTCCCTATTGCGCTATGGGTGTGTCGTGGTGTTTCGCGCAGGTAGGACTCTCGCATCTTATCGCCGCGCAAACTCCTAAAGGCTTCGCCTACAACCCTGCCGCGCTTCCATGGTTTCAGCGCCAAGGACTTGTGGTCAATAAGTATCAAGGGCAGCCTGGCGATTTAGTTTTCTATGACTGGAACTCTGATGGCGTTGTGGATCATGTCGAGATATTAGAAGCGGCATCGCCTGACGGAATCACGACCATCGGATTTAACACAGGAAACCCCAACGACTCCATCCATGAAAGCGGCTGTTTTCGCGTTCATCGGCCGTATCTCTTTATTGCTGCGATTGTTCGGCCCCAATATCCCGTGGCACTCAAACCCGCTTCTAAGGGCATGGCTAGCAAGAAGGCCACAGCGGTTGTTGGTGGCACAGGCACAGCTATCGCTGGCGCAACGGGGATGATTCATAACGGAATGACTTCAACGCCAACACCGACTAAAACGCCAACAGTCTTCATCGCTCCCCCATTTCCCGCAGACCCAACGGCGTTTAATCTCGGACAAAAAAGCGATGCAGTCGTGGCTGTAGAAAAGGCGCTATTAAAGGCTGGGCTTCTGCCGACTCAATATGTCACGGGGATAATGAACACCCAGACTCAGAGCGCGTTAATAAAATACGAGGCAAAACAGGGCATTAAAGTCACGGGCGCTCTGCCCCAGATTATCTATGACGAGCTAAAGGGGTCGTTGTGAAGCATATAAAGTTTTATATATTCGATGCCAAACAGCTCACGATAGCCCTCACGGGCGCGTTTAGCACATGGGCGGCTACAGGCTTTCAGCACGACCTCGCGCACCTTGGCTACATTCTTGTGGGCTTTATCACCGGCGGGTTAGTTTCGCATAATCCCAATGTCAGCCCCGACTCTCATATCCAGACTCCCTATCAGCCGAACATGGATGACGGCGGTTCTGCGTTGAAACCCATCGCCATTCCTCAAGACCCTTACAAACCAGAAGGCACGGATGTAAAGAGGGTCATCCAGATAAACAGCGGGATTGTCAAATAACCCTGTAGCCACAATGTAGCTACAAAATATGCGGTCGGGCGCGGAGGCGTGTCTAAACGCTTCTGTGCAAGATTCTCGGTAGTCTTCTCCCTGAAAGGGAGGCACACCTATGGCACTTGCCGATTCTATTGAAAAGCATCTCGTTAAATCTCAAAACAAATGCACTCTGCAAATCATTATGGATATGCTGCCGGAGTCAGATAGAAAAATCCTGCAGGACTCTATTCTCAAAGGCCTACCAACTACGACTCTTGTAGCTGCGCTTCGCTCTGAGGGTTATCAAATTGCAGAGGCCACTTTCACTAATCACAGAAATGGCAAATGCAAATGTCCGACCGAGTAAAGAAAATCCTAGATGAGCGCTTAGGCGAATACGGCGATCCCTATACCGAGTTCACCGCTATCGGTCGCGTCTGGGCGGGATTTCTCAAACTAGAAGATGACATCCCTGCCTACCAAGTAGCGCTTATGATGGATGCGTTAAAGTCCGTTCGACTATTCCACAACCCATTCCATGAAGACTCATGGTTCGACAAATCGGGCTACACCCAGCACGGTCAAACGATTGTAGGAATAGATGAGCTTAGAGGATAGATTAAATGCGCTTCCAGAAGGTATTGAGTCAGATGATGTCATTGAGCTTCGCAAGGCGCTCATGCGCGTGCAGAAACAACTGTTGCAGGCGAAGCAACGCACGGATGAATTGGTCGAGGTCACGCACCAAGCGGCGCACGACGCTGTTTTGGGAATGGGCCCAATCGAACCAGTTAAAGAACGAAAACTACCTGCGGGAAAGAAGAAATCGGAAGTGGCGCTCTGGCACATGACCGATTGGCAAGGCGCTAAAAGAACGACAACCTATAACTCGGAAGTAATGAGGACTCGCGTTCTCAGCTTCGCAGAGAAGGCCGTCACCATCACCGACATCATGCGCGCGGATCATCCCGTCAATGAGTGCGTGATTATGTTCGGCGGTGACATGGTCGAGGGACTTTTTAATTTCCCAAGCCAAGCGTTCGAGGTTGATGCCACGCTATTTGAGCAGTATGTCAATGTTTCTCGACTCTGCGTAGATGTTGTTCGATATGCGCTTGCCAATTATTCTAAGGTGACCGTTGTCCCCGAGTGGGGCAATCATGGTCGCATCGGCTCTAAGCGCGATAATGTCCCGCGCTCAGATAACTTTGACCGTATGTGCTACGAGTTAGCCCGACAGCTTCTCGCGGGAGAAAAGCGACTTACATGGCAAGAGTGTCCCGAGGACATTCAGCGCGTGGAGATTGGCAACTACAAGGCACTCCTTATTCACGGAGACGAGGTTGGCAGAAATGGATTTGCAAGTCCGGGAGCAATCGTTCAGCACGC